TGGTAATCGCAAACCGCACGTTTCATCTAGCGGCAGATCCCATCAGTCTCAAACGGGACTCAGCGTGAGAAGAACGGCCATAGGCTCCCCAGCCGTTTGAGAGTTCAATAGTTCACTATGATTGTGTTGAACCCTAAGAGCACACAACGCTAGTGCTGGTCACGTTTACCGAGTTTGCCGCACTGAAGGGCTGCGCGAAGGGCACGGTGACGGCAGCCACGAAAAGCCGCATTGCGGCGGCGGTGGTGGAGAAGGACGGCAAGCGTTGGCTGGACCGCGACATGGCGCTGGAGCTGTGGAACCGGAACACCAAGGCAACGCACAACGCGAAGGTGAGCCAGCCAGACCCGGTGGAGGTGACGACACCGCGTGAGCTGCGCAAGGCAATCGAGGCGCTGCCGGATGATGCAATCCCGGAGCTGAACGAAAGCCGGGCACGGCGTGAGCATTACCAGGCGGAGCTGAGCAAACTGCAGGTGGCGCAGCAGCGGCGGGAGCTGGTGCCTGCTGATGAGGTGAAGAAGGAAGCATTCCAGATTGGGCGGAGCGTGCGCGAGGCGCTGAGCAACCTGGCGGACAGGTTGAGCCACCAGCTGGCGGGTGAGACGGACCCGGCGGTGATCCATGCGCTGCTGAGTGATGAGCACCGTGATGCGCTGCTGGCGTTGCAGGTGGTGGAGCGATGAGCACCTGGCGTGCGGCGTTCATGGATGGGCTGCGGCCTGAGCAGCCGCTGACGGTGAGCGAGTGGTCGGACAAGTACCGGCGGCTGAGCAGCAAGGCGAGCGCGGAGCCGGGACCATGGCGCACCAACCGGACGCCGTATCTGCGCGAGCCGATGGACTGCTTGAGCACGACGAGCCCGGTGCAGCGGGTGGTGATGATGTTTGCGGCGCAGACCGGCAAGACGGAGAGCGGCGCCAACTGGCTGGGCTATGTGATCGACCACGCGCCTGGGCCGATGCTGCTGGTGCAGCCAACGGTGGAGATGGCGAAGCGCTTATCAAAACAACGGCTCGAATCGCTGGTGACTGAGACGCCGTGCCTGGCGGCTAAGATCGCACCGAGCCGAAGCCGGGACTCGGGCAACACGATGTTCGCCAAGGAGTTCCCTGGCGGAATGATGCTGCTGACTGGGGCGAACAGTGCGACGGGTCTGCGCTCGACACCGTGCCGCTACATCTTCATGGACGAGGTGGATGCGTTCCCGCCAGACGTTGATGGTGAAGGCGACCCGGTGAGCTTGGCGGAGAAGCGGGCGACGACGTTCGCGCGGCGCAAGATCCTGCTGACCAGCACGCCAACGGTGAAGGACTTCAGCCGGATCGAGGCGGAGTATGAGCGCAGCGACCAGCGCCGGTTCTATGTGCCGTGCCCGTGCTGTGAGGCGATGCAATGGCTGAAGTGGCCGCAGCTGAAGTGGGAAAAAAACGACCCGGCCACGGCAGCGTATGAGTGCGAGGTGTGCAAGGAGCGGTTCGCTGAGATCCACAAGCCGGCGATGCTGCGCAATGGCGAGTGGCGGGCGACGGCGCCGAGCAATGGGAAGACGGCCGGCTTCCAGCTGAGCGGGCTGTACTCACCGCTGGGCTGGCTGAGCTGGGCGGACATGGTGGACGATTTTTTGCGGGCAAAGGCGGACGCGCCAATGCTGAAGAGCTTCGTCAATACGCGGCTGGCCGAGACATGGGAGGAGGATTTTGCCAGCAAGGTGAGCGCGGATGTGCTGCTGAAGCGGTGCGAGCCGTATGCGGCGGGCCAGCTGCCAGATGGTGCGCTGGCGGTGACGATCGGCGTGGACGTGCAGGGCGGCGGCGGCAGTGCGGGCGACCGGCTGGCGGTGAGTGTGTGGGCATGGGGCAGAGAGGAAGAGGGTTGGCTGATCGACCACCAGGAGATCTATGGCGACCCATGCCGGCCGGAAGTGTGGAAGCAGCTGGACGTGTTGGTGATGCACCAGTGGGATCACGCGGGTGGCGGCAAGCTGCGGGCCGATGTGGTGGCGGTTGACTCTGGCGGCCACGCAACGGCGGAGGTTTACCAGTACGCACGGGAGCGAGCTGGTGCGGGCGTGGTGGCGATCAAGGGCCAGAGCCAGCGTGGCAAGCCACCGATCGGCAAGGCCACGAAGGTGGACATCAACGCAAAGGGGCGGACGTTAAAGCGCGGCGCGCAGGTGTTCCCGGTTGGTGGTGACACGATCAAGACCACGCTGTTCGGGCGGCTGAAGCACAACGAACGCGGGGCGGGTTACCTGCACTTCCACGCGCAGACAGGCGCTGAGTATTTCGAGCAGCTGACGGCTGAGAAGCAGGCGCTGCGATATGTGAAGGGCTTCCCGGTGCGCGAGTGGGTGAAGAAACCAAGCGCGCGCAACGAGGCGCTGGACTGCCTGGTGTACGCGTACGCGGCGGTCAATCTGATGTATCAGCGGTACGACCGGAGAACAATCTGGGACCAGCTGGAGAAGCGGCTGGAGAACGTAGATGCGAAGCCTGCAGCGCCGCGTTTAAGATCGGGAGGAGCCGGAGCTTCGGCATTCGTCAACAGCTGGTGAGGCCGTGAACATCCCCGCCCAAATCAGAGCCGGCGACACGGTGAAGTGGCGGGATGATGCCGCTGCCGACAATCTCGGCAACCCGATCAGCAGCAGCGACGGCTGGGCGCTCTACTACTACCTGCGCACCAACACCGCGAGCGAAGGCGCGACGGTGACTGGCACGGCGTATGGCACCGGGTGGGAGTTCACGATCTCGCAGGCGACCACCGCGGCATTTGATGCTGGGCAGTGGTATTGGCAAGCCGAGGCACGCAACAGCGGCGTGCATCAAACGCTGGGCGCTGGCCAGCTGGAGGTGTTGCCTGGGCTGAGCTACACGGGCGCGCCTGGTGCATTCGATGGGCGGACGCAGGCGCAGAAAGATCTCGACGCGGTGCAGGCTGCGATTCGCGCGATCATCTCTGGCGGTGCGGTGGCCGAGTACACGATCGGCAGCCGGCGACTGAAGAAGATGGAGATGACCGATCTGCTGATGCTGGAAAGTAGCCTGAAGGCCGAGGTGAAGCGTGAGCAGAAGGCGAGCCTGATCGCCAACGGCCTGGGCAACCCGCACAACCTGTTCGTGAGATTCTGATGGGCATCCGATCTGCGATCTACAGCTGGCTGCAGCGCGGCACACCTGCGGCAATCCCCGCGCCACGTCGGCGGATGTATGAGGGCGCCAAGGTCAGCCGGCTGACGAGCGACTGGGTGACGGCTGGCACCAGCGCTGACGCTGAGATCAAGGGCAGCCTGGCGCGATTGCGCAACCGCAGCCGCCAGCTGGTGCGGGACAACGACTACGCGAGGCAGGCAATCCGCGCGGTCAGAAACAACGTGATCGGCACCGGCATCAGGATGCAGTCACAGGTGCGGATGCAACGCGGCGGCGGGCGTCTGGACCAGATGGTGAATGATGCGATCGAGAACGCATGGGCGACATGGGGCAGGAAGGATAGCTGCCACACGGCGGGCCGGCTGAGCTTCCCGGACATCGAGCGGCTGGTGGTCGGCTCAATGGCGGAGAGCGGTGAGGTGTTCGTGCGGATGGTGCGCCAGCCGTTCGGGCGCAGCAAGATCCCGTTCGCGCTGGAGATCATCGAGAGCGACCTGCTGGACGACACCTACACGGGCGGCAGCACGGTTGAAGGCAATGAGTGGCGGATGGGTGTGGAGCTGGACCGCTGGGGGCGGCCGGTGCGCTACGCCTTCCTGACGAAGCACCCAGGCGACAGCGGCGTTGGCGGCACGCCGGTCGGTGCTGCGCGGCATCGCTTCATTGCTGCTGATGAGGTGCTGCACCTGTACCTGATGGACAGGCCAGGCCAGACCCGCGGCGTGCCGATGCTGGCGAGTGCGATCCAGCGGCTGCACATGGTCTCCGGCTTTGAGCAGGCCGAGGTTGTGCGGGCACGGGCCAGCTCGGCGCTGATGGGCTTCATCACCAGCCCCGAGGGCGAGCTGATGGGCGATGACGTGGTGGACGGCGAGCGGGTCACATCGTTTGAACCTGGGGTCTTCAAGTACCTCCAAGCCGGCGAGAGTGTGACAGTTCCGCAACTAGACTCACCCGACGGCCAGCTTGAGCCGTTCATGCGCGTCATGCTGCGCGCGATGGCTGCCGGCGTGGGCTGCAGCTACGAGACGATCAGCCGCGACTTCAGCCAGACCAACTACAGCAGCAGCCGCTTGAGCCTGCTGGAGGACCGCGAGAACTGGAAGGCGCTGCAGCAGTACATGATCGAAAACTTCCACCGGCTGGTGTTTGAGGCATGGCTTGAGATGGCAGTGCTGAGCGGTGTGCTGAACCTGCCGGCGTATGAGACCGACCCAGAGCGCTACCGGACGGTGCGGTGGATGCCGCGCGGCTGGGCGTGGGTTGATCCGGCCAAGGAGGTGGACGCCTACAGAGAGGCGGTCCGCTGTGGCTTCAAGACCCAGGCCGATGTGGTGGCTGAGCAAGGCGGCGACCTTGAGGAGCTGCTGCTGGCGCGCAAGGCTGAAGTCGATCGCGCCGATGAGCTGGAGCTGTATTTCGACAGCAACCCCGAGCACGAACACGAAGCTGCGGAGATGCCTGAGCAGGAGATGCCCGAGGAACATCCCGAGCCGACCGATAATGTGGGAGATAACGTTGATGAAGAGGACAGCGATGGACCTATCGCGTGACCTTGAGGGGCAGCTACTGAAACGCTCGGAGGTTGTTGACTTCACGGTCAGCGAAGACGAGCGCACCATCGAGTTCCCCTTCAGCTCTGAATACCCCGTTGCTCGCTACTTCGGCAATGAAGTGCTGCAGCACGACATCCGCAGCGCTGACCTAGCGCGCCTGAACGATGCAGCGCCGCTGCTGTTCAACCACGACCCCGACAGAGTGATCGGTGTCGTTGAGCGCGCTTGGATCGACGGGCAGAAAAAGCGTGGTTATGCCACGGTGAAGTTCAGCCGCAACTCCTTTGCTCAAGAGGTGTTGGCGGACGTGAAGGATGGCGTTCTGCGGAACGTATCCTTCGGCTACGCGATCAACGACATGGAGCAACGCGGTGGCGGTGAGTTCGTCGCTACCAGCTGGGCTCCCTACGAGATCAGCGTGGTTAGCATACCTGCAGACCCCACTGTGGGTGTAGGTCGGTCTCTTGAGACTGATCCTGCGGCCCCAGCCGCATCACCAACCCCCGAAACAGAACCTGAGGTTCCGATGGAAAACACCCCTGACCTTTCGGCGGTGCGGGCTGAAGCGGCTGCTGAAGCTGCCAAAGCCGAGCGCTCCCGCATTGCTGGCATCACTGCCCTCGCTGCCAAACACGGCATGGACGACCTCGGTCGCCAGCTGGTTGAAGGCGGCCGCAGCCTCGATGAGGCTCGCGCTGCTGTTCTCGACAAGCTGGGCATCAAGCCCGTCGAGACCGTGGCACCTGTTGAAATGGCCGCTCAAGAGCGGGCCGGTTACAGCATCACTGCTGGCATCCGCGCCATGCTGACCGGCGACTGGTCCAGCCGCGAAGCTGGCCTGGTGCGTGACCTTTCCCGCGAAGTGGAGAAGTCCGGCGTCGCCAAGACCACCGAGCGGAGCTTCTTTGTTCCCTTCTCTGCCCTGAACCAACGGGCCACCTACGTCACCTCCGGCGCTACCACCGGCGGCAACCTGGTGCAGACCGATCTGCTGGCCGATGATTTCATCGAGTTCCTGCGCAACAACGGTGTGATGCTCCAGCTGGGCGTTCGCACGATGCCCGGCCTGGTCGGCAACGTTGCCATCCCCCGGCGCTCCGGTGTGGCTTCGACCTATTACTTGAGCACCCAGACCACCGCGATCACTCAGTCGGAATCGACTTTTGATCAGGTGACCCTGGCGCCCAAGAACCTGGCAGCCCTGTCCAAGTACTCCCGCCAGACCCTGCTGCAGGGCACCCCTGGCATCGAGGAGCTGGTGCGTCGTGACCTGACCGATGGCATCAACCTCGCCATCGACCTGGGCATCCTGAACGGCTCCGGTTCTGCCGGCCAGCCCACCGGCATCCTGGGCACCTCCGGCATCGGCTCCGTTGCGATGGGCACCAACGGTGCTGCCATCACGATGGAGAAGGTGGTGGACCTTGAAGCTGCAGTGATGAACGTCAACGGTGCCGTCAACCCCGGCAACGTGGCCTACCTCACCAACTACAAGGTGATGGCAGCCCTGAAGAAGCTGCGCGCTGGTGGTTCCACCACCACCGACGGCCCCTTCCTGTTCAACACCGACGGCGCCACCATTGGCCGTGGTCCTACCCCCGCACAGCTGAACGGCTATCCTCTGGCCCCCAGCAACCAGGTGCCTAGCACCTTGGTGAAGGGCACCAGCGGCGCAGTCTGCTCGGCTCTGCTGATGGGCGACTTCAGCCAGGCCATGGTCGGCTTCTGGGGCAACGGCCTTGAGATCACCGTGGGCGAAGATCAGGACGACTTCAGCAAAGCTTTGACTAGCGTTCGCGGCATCGTCACCTATGACGTGGCCGTGCGCGATCCGAAGAGCTTCGCTGCCATCCTCGACATCCTCGCCTGATAGGAGCGGGGGCGGGCAACCGCCCCCTTTTTTACTCATGAAGGTTCTCATCGAAACTGACTGCGCTGCTCGGGGTGAATACCTTGAGGCTGGCAAGGTCTATGAACTGGATAGTGCTGTAGCTGCCGAGCTGCTGCGCATTGGCCGCGCCGTTGAGGCGCCAGCCGATGAACCCAAGCCACGGGCAACCCGCAAGGTGAAAACCGATGGCGCTGACTGAGGACCTAAGCCTGTTCCTCAACGACTTTGGCGTCACTGCTACCAGTGGCGCCATTTCGGCATTGGGCATTTTGGACATGCCGACGCAGGTACTGGCCGGCGAGATGGTGCTGAGCACCGACTACACGCTGACCGCCCGTTACGCCGACTTCGGCGGGTTGTTGTACGGAGACGGCATCACGGTGGACGGCATCAACTATCAGGTGCGCGAGACGCGGCAACTTGATGATGGCGCGTTTGTTGAGATCGGCCTGATGAAGCTGGCACCGGCGGCGACGGCACCGGGCGGCCAGCCGCGTGAGTTTGGCCTTGATGATCTTGCGGATGTGGAGCTGGTCAGCCCGGCTGCTGGCGAGGTGCTGAAGTACGACGGCACGCAATGGGTGGACGGCCCCGATGGCGGCGCCGCCTATGTCTACACGCAGGCGGTGGCAGCCAGCACCTGGACCATCAACCACAACCTGGGCTTCGTGCCAAGCGTCGAGGTGTTCGACAGCGGCAGCCAGGAGATCGAGGCGGACGTGTCGCATCCGACCACCAATCAGACCGTTATCGTGTTCTCAGTACCCCTGGCCGGCTTTGCGAGGTTGACCTGATATGGCTAGAAAGATTTTCACAGACTTCGACTTCCAGTCAGTCTCCAAGGTTGTCAACCTGCCCACCCCATCCGCCACTGGCGATGCGGTGCCCAAGTCCTATGTGGACTCGCTGGTAGAGGGCTTGGCGTGGAAAGATAGCTGCCGCGTCGCAACGCAGGCCAACCTGAACTTGGCCAGCCCTGGCGCGACGATCGACGGCATCACGATGGTGTCGGGTGATCGCATCCTGGTGCGGGCGCAGTCAACGACAACAGAGAACGGCATTTACGTCTGGAATGGCGCTGCCAGCGCCGCCACCCGCTCGCTTGATGCCAGCACCTTCCCTGAGCTTGAGCAGGCCGTCACCACGGTTGAGGAAGGCACCAGCGCCGCCACCACCTACCGGCAGGATCAGATCAACGGGACGATCGGCTCTAGCGCTGTCAGCTGGGTGACCTTCGGCACTGCAGCACCAGCCGCCAGTGAGACCACGGCAGGCATTGCTGAGCTTGCCACCCAGGCCGAGGTCAACACCGGCACCGATGACCTGCGGATTGTCACACCGCTGAAGCTTGCCACCTGGAGCGGCCGCATCAAAAAGTTTGCCGTCAGCATTGGCGACGGTTCAGCCACCAGCTACACGGTGACTCACAACCTAGGCAGCCTTGATGTAGCCGTGACTGTTTTTGCAAACAGCGGCGGCGACGAAGTGATTACAGACGTGACTCACGCCACGACCAACACGCTGACGGTTGTGTTTGCGACTGCTCCTGCCTCCAACGCTTACCGCGTCGTGGTTGTTGGCTGATGACAAGAAACCTGCTCACTGGCGCCAATCTGTCCGGGCCGCTGGAGCTGAACGGCAGCGCCGGCACCTCCGGCCAAGTGCTGCAATCAGCCGGCGCTGGTGCAATCCCGACATGGGCAGCTGCTCCAGCAGCTGGAGCGGGCGGCAGCACCGGGCAAGTGCAGTTCAACAACGCAGGCACGCTGGCGGGTGCTGGCGATGTGACGATCCATGATGGCGACCTTGTTCTTGCTGTCAATGCTGTGGTCACGCAGCCACCAGCAGGCGTCAAGATCAGCTCACTAGCAATCGGCGGGCGATCCCTTCTGGCATTCAAGGACGCCTCGACCAGTGCTGACGCTGCGCTGCAGCCATCGCTGGCTCAGGTTCGGGTGAGCATCTGGACAGGCGTGGCGGGCTCTAACGCGCCTGCCGTTGCCGGCACCGTCACGCTGACTGCAACAGGCACTGCAACCGCCGCCAACATTGCCACCACCAACAGGCACACGCGAACGCAGCGCCTTGAGTATCTCGTCACCACCGCAGCCACCACGGCGGTTGCCGGCTGGCGTTACCCCAACACCGGCTGGACGGTCGGCGGCGTCGCAGCTGATGAAGGCGGGTTCTTCTTTGTCTGCCGATGGGGGCCTGCTACCGGCGTGGCAACAACTACAAACCGCGCCTTTTGCGGCATGGCCAACGTCACCGCTGCACCGACCGATGTTGAGCCGAGCACGATCACCAATATCATCGGCATGGGTTGGGACGCGGCTGATGCCAACATCCAGATCATGCACCGGGGCGCTGGTGCAGTCACCAAGGTCGCATTAAGCGCGAGCTTTCCAGTGCCAACGGCAGACCGCACCAAGGCCTACGAGCTGGCCTTGTTCTCACCACCCGGCAGCACGCAGTCGGTGAGCTACGCCGTGACCGATCTCGGCACCGGAGCCACAGCCACTGGCACGATCACCACCAACATGCCCACCAACACCACGCTCCTGGCACCTAGGGGCTGGATGAGTGTGGGCGGCACCAGCAGCGTGATCGGCGTTGCCCTTATGAGCTGCTACTTGGAGACCGACTACTGATGACCACCAAGCGCGAGACCATCCTCACTGCCATCCGCACCCAGCTCACCGGCACCACCGGCGTCGGCACGCGGATCTACCGCAGCCGCGTCGAGCCGATGGCCAGGCAGGAGAGCCCGGCGATCGTCATCGAGCCGATCAACGACACCGCGCAGCAGAACACCGCCCTGCCGACGCTGGACTGGAGCCTCACGGTGCGGGTGGCTGTGATCGTGCGCGGTGATGTGCCAGACCAGCAAGCCGACCCGATTGTTGAAAGCCTGCACAGCAAGCTGATGGCAGACTTGACCCTTGGCGGTTACGCCATGGACATCCAGCCGCAGAGCGTTGGCTTTGAAATGGTCGATGCAGACCAACCTGCCGGCGTGATCAGCTGCGACTACTTGGTCCGCTACCGCACCAGCGTGACTAATCTGGCGACAGCATGATGGCTAACATGGATCAGAACTCCGGCCAGGGCGGCAGCACCGGCCACAACCCACACAAATGAGGATGTGAGCAATGGCTCTGCTTTCCCGCAAACGCCTAATCCTTTGTAAGTCCGAGGCCAGCTATGGCGTGGACATCACTCCGGCTGGCACTGATGCGCTGCTGGTGCGCAGTCTTGATGTGACACCAATCGAGGCTGATGTCGTCAGCCGCGACTTGATCCGCAACTATCTGGGCAACTCCGACCAGCTGCTGGCACAGACCCGCGTCAGCATCTCCTTCCAGGTGGAGATGGCCGGCTCTGGTGCTGCCGCCACCGCGCCACGCTTCAGCAGCCTGCTGAAGGCCTGCGGCATGGCTGAAACCATTACCGCTGCAGCTGTCACCGGATCAGCAACGGCAGGTGGTGCAGGCACCATCACGCTGGCCGCTGGCGCCAGTTCCGTGGATGACTTCTATAACGGCATGGTGGTTTCGATCACCAGCGGCACCGGCAACGGTCACATTGGCCTGATCACCGATTACGTCGGTTCTTCCAAGGTGGCGACGGTGCAGGCCTCTACCGCTACCTTCGTACCGGCTGCTGCCTCTGCTTACAGCATCGCCGCCAACGTGGGCTACCTGCCCGTCAGCACGGGCTTCAGCAGCGCCACGATCTACTTCAACAACGATGGCGTGCTGCACAAGATCACCGGCGCGCGCGGCACCTTCACGCTGACCACCGGCGTGGGTGAGATCCCGACAATCGATTTCCAGCTGACCGGCATCTACAACGCACCGACCGACACTGCTGCACCAACCACCACTTACAGCGATCAAGCCACGCCGGTGATCTTCAAGGCTGGCAACACCAGCGCATTCTCGATCCTGAACTACACCGCCTGCCTGCAGTCGTTGTCGTTCAACGTGGCTAACGAAACGGTCTACCGCGAGCTGGTTGGTTGCACCAAGGAGGTGATGATCACCAACCGCGCCCCGGCTGGTGAGTGCATGATCGAGGCGCCAACGATCGCGCAAAAGGACTTTTTCACAATCGCCAACAACGACACCACCGGAACGTTGACCTTGCTGCATGGCAGCACTGCCGGCAACCGGGTTACGCTACTGGCGCCCAAGGTAGACATCACCAACCCGTCCTACGCCGACCAGGACGGCATCCAGATGCTAAGTATTCCCTACGTCGCCATCCCGACCACGGCCGGCAACGACGAAGTGAAACTCACCTTCACCTGATAGGAGCACCCTGCATGGCGTTTGTCCTCAAGCAGTCCGACACCTACACTTGGCCGGTCGCCTTTGACATCCCCGTCGATGGTGGCCGGCATGAACGACAGACCTTTGACGGCGAGTTCAAGCGCTTGCCGCAAAGTCGCGTTGGGCCAATGGTGGCGGAGCTGCAGCAGCTTGAGGACTTAGGCGATCTGGAGCGCCTCACCGAGCTTGCCAAGGAGGTGCTGGTTGGTTGGGCCGGCGTCACCGGCGATGACGGCAAGGAGATCCCTTACAGCGAGAAGGCAGTGGGCCAGCTGCTGGAGGTGCCGCTTTTGGCGGTGTCGATTATCAAGGCCTACATGGACAGCATCAAGGGAGCCAAGAGAAAAAACTGACAGAGGCCGCCGAGCATTGGGCTGGCGGCAGCGTCAAGGATGAGACGCAAGATGATGCAGCGGTGTTCGGGTTGGCACTGCCCGAGCTGGAGCCTGAAGGCGACTTTGAAGTGTGGGAGGAAAACTGGCCGGTGGTTGAGATGTTCCTGCGGTGTCAGACGCAGTGGCGCACCACGATGAACGGCGTGCTGGGGCTGGACTATGGAGCAGTGGCCTGGCTCTTTATGATGTACGAAGTGAAAGACCAACGCGCGCTCCTGGAGGACCTGCAGGTGATGGAGGGAGCGGCAATGGTCTCGATTAATAGCAGGAGCAGCTGACATGGCGATGAACATGGACGCCCTGCTCCGCATCAAGGCGGACGTTCAAGGCGAGAACAACATCCGCCGGCTTGGCAACTCCATGCAGGGGCTGCAGGGCAAGGCAAAGAATGCTGCGCTGGGCTTCAACAACCTCAAGGGCGCGGTAGCAGGCTTCGGTGCAGCGATCGCTGGCAGCGCCATCGTGGGCGGCCTTACGGCTGTTGTGAAGAAGTCGATCGACGCCGGCGATGAGCTGTTCAACCTGCAGGCCAAGACCGGCATCGCAGCCAAGCAGCTGATCGGCATCGGCAACGCCGCCAAGCTGGCCGACGTGGACATGGGCACGCTGAGTAAGGGCCTGAACAAGCTCAGCGTCAACCTTGTCAAGGCCGCTGAAGGCGATCAAAAATTGGCCAGCGCTTTCAAGCGGCTTGGCGTAGATGTCAAGGATGCCAACGGCCAGGTGGTGCCGGCAGACAAGGCGCTGAAGCAGATCGCTGATCGCTTTGCCGACATGCCCGATGGTGCGCAAAAGGCGGCCGCAGCCGTTGCGCTATTCAGCAAGTCTGGCGCTGAGCTGATCCCGATGCTGAACGAAGGCGCGGCCAGCATGGACAAGTTCATCTACAAGGTGGGCGAAGACTTTGCAGCGCGCTCTGATCTGTTCAATGACACGATCACCGAGTTCGGCATCAAGACGCAAGGCTTCGGACTAGAGCTGACCGACGCATTGCTGCCGGCGCTGCAGTCAATTCTTGAGGTGCTTGGCGACCTGTTCGACACCAAGCAGGACTGGTCGGCGCTGTTCGATGTGATCATCTTCGGCCTGCGTGCGGTCGCCACGGTGATCTACGCGACGATCAAGCTGGTGGATGTGGCCATCAAGAACCTGGTGGCGTATTTCGATGCGGTCGGCAAGGTGCTGCAGGGTGACTTTGGCGGCGCTGCTGATGTGGTGAAGAACCGTATCGGCGGTCTGCTGGAGCAGGCCAAGCAGGACTTTGCGCAGATCCAGAAGATCTGGACCGGAGCCCCTTCCCCCGGCACCGGCCGCCGCACGGGCGGGCGCAACATGGAGCTGGACACCAGCAGCAGCGACGCATCAGCGGCATCAGCCGCCCGCAAGGCAGCAGCCGATGCCAAGCGCGCAGCATCTGAGCAGGAGCGGCTGCTGGAGCGGCGCGCCAGTCTCACCCAGCAAGCAATCAGCTTGCAGGAGGAGCTGCGCAACAGCGTGGCGGATGTGACGGCCGCCTATAAGGGCGTGGGTGCCACGCGGACGGAACAGCTGTTCCTGGATCGCAATGAAGCCATTACCGAGAACGACCGGCAGATCAAGCAGCTCACGCTCGACGTGGTGACGCTGGCGCGGGAAGTTAACGCCGCTGGCGGCTCGCTTGACATCAAGCCGTTTGAGGAGCTGATCAACCAGCTGTCGCGGCTCAACGTGGACGTGGCCGACAAGACCTATCAAGGCGGCCTGAAGGAGCTGACTCAGCAGCAAGCCGACGCAATGACCGAGCTTCGCCGCGAGTCGGGCCTGCTCACAACGGATCAGGAACGCCAGCTCGACATCAACGAAAAGCTGGCGCAGATCCAGCGCGAGATGCCCGAGCTTTACGCCGCGCAGAAGGATGAAATCACTGCGCTTGTTACAGCATCCGCCGGCCTGACTGAAGCGCAGGAGCGCAACAAGCAGCTTGTGATGGGCATTGCCGATACGATCGGCGGCGGCCTCACTTCAGCGTTTGATCTGCTGCTTGAGGGCACCGATAACTGGGGCAACAGCCTGCGCGAGATTGCTGCCGGCGTGCTGAAGGACATTGCCCGGCAGCTGCTGCAGATCATGGTGATCCAGCCCATCGTCAAGGGCATTGCCGGCGGCTTCGGCTTTGCCAACGGCGGCATCATGACCGGCGACGGCCCGATGCCGCTGAAGACCTACGCCAACGGTGGCATCGCCAACAGCCCGCAGCTGGCGATGTTCGGCGAGGGCTCGATGCCCGAGGCCTATGTGCCGCTTCCCGATGGCCGGCGCATCCCGGTGGCGATGCAGGGCGGCGCTGGCGGTGGCACCACGGTGAACGTGTCAGTGGACGCCAAGGGCACCAGCGTGCAGGGCAATGCCGGCCAAGGCGAGGCGCTGGCCCGTGCAGTGGCGCAGGCGGTGCAGGCAGAATTGATCAGGCAGAAACGGCCTGGCGGATTGATCGCGGCATAACCCATGGCAACCTTTACCTACACAGCAAGCTTTGAAGCCACCGAGAGCAGCAAGCCTCGGGTGCGCAAGTTCGCGGCTGGCGATGGCTACGAGCAGCGCATCACGTTTGGTCTCAATTCTGATCCAAAGGAATGGAGCTTGACGTTCGCCAACCGCACTGATGCCGAGCGCGAGCTGATTGCAGCATTCCTTGAAGCCCGCAACGGCGTGGAGTCTTTTGACTGGACGCCACCCCGCGGCACGGCTGGCAAGTACGTCTGCGAGGAATGGCAGGTGACGCTCAGCAACTGCAACAACAACCAGATCCGCGCCACTTTCCGCGAGGTGTTTGAGCCGTGAGCGTTCCCGTCTCTGATCTTCAGGCGATTGCACCCAGCGCCGTCATCGAGCTGTTTGTGCTGGAGCTGAATGCCACGCAGCACGGCGTCAACGACACCTACCGATTTCATTCCGGCACCAACCTCAACTCCAACGGCGAAATGGTGTGGGCCGGTAACAGCTATCAGCGCTTCCCCGTTGAGGCGGAAGGTTTTGAATACACCGGCAACGGTCAGCTGCCGCGGCCCAAGATCCGCGTGAGCAACATCCTCAGCAGCATCACAGGGCTGCTGCTGAGCCTGCCAGACGGATTGGATGGCGCCAAAGTGACGCGCATCCGCACCCTTGCGCGCTACATCGACGCGGTGAACTTCCCCGGCAGCGTCAACCCCTACGGCACACCGGACCCGACAGCTGAGTTTCCGCGCGAGATCTACTACGTTGATCGCAAGACCGTTGAGACCCGCGACGTGGTGGAGTTTGAGCTGGCGGCTGCGTTTGACCTGGCCGGCGTCAGGGCGCCGAAGCGGCAGTGCATCGCCAACATCTGTCAGTGGGTCTACAAATCGACGGAGTGCAGCTACGCCGGCGGGCTGCCGACTTGCACAAAGACCCTGGACGACTGCAAGGCGCATTTTGGCGCCACGGCTGATCTGCCGTTTGGCTCCTTCCCAGGCGTGGGCACGTTCGTCGTATGACCTGGCGCACCGCAGCACTTGAGCACGCAAAAGCCGATGATCCGCGCGAAGCCTGTGGCCTGGTTGTGGTGGTCAAAGGCCGCGAGCGTTACTGGCCGTGCCGCAACCTGTGCACCGGCATTGATCAGTTCATCCTCGACCCGGACGACTACGCGGCCGCCGAGGATGCCGGCGAGATCATTGCGGTGGTGCACAGCCATCCAGTCACAGCGCCACAGCCCAGCGGGCCGGATCTGGTCGGGTGCGAGAACAGCGGGCTGGAGTGGCACATTGTCAACCCGAAGACCGAAGCATGGGGCGGCTGCAAGCCATCGGGCTACAAGGCGCCGCTGATCGGCCGCGAGTGGGCATGGGGCGTCACCGACTGCTGGACGCTGACGCGCGACTGGTACGCCGAGCATGGGCTGCAGCTGCGTGACTGGCAGCGGCCTGTATCACCCGAAGAATTTGAAGATGCCCCTATGTTTGAAGGCTGCTGGAAAGAAGCTGGCTTTCGCGAGCTAAACGAGAATGAGCAGCTCCAGCATGGCGACTTTCTGTTGATGAGCATCAGCGGGCCAGGCCTGAACCATGTCGGCGTCTACATTGGCGACGGCTTGGTGCTTCATCACATCCGCGGGCGGCTGAGCAGCCGGGATATGTACGGCGGCTGGCTTCAGAAGTGCACCGGCCGGCGGTTGCGGCATCCTGCGTTCATTACGATGGGTGGAGGCTGAGCAGGACCATGCTGCGAGAGATCCGGGTTTATGGTCGGCTGGCGAAGTTCCTCGGGCGCCGCGTGTTCCGCGCCGATGTGGCAAACGCGGCCGAGGCGGTGCGGTTTTTGGCGACCAACTTCCCGCAGCTGGAGAAGCACATGGCTGACCAGCACTACCGGGTTAGCGTCGGCGGCTATGACCTAAGTGAGGATGAGCTGCACGACCCGGCAGGACAGCAGCAGATCAAGATCGTGCCCGTGCTGGCTGGCGCTGGCGCGGTGGGACGGATCATTGCTGGGGTGGCGTTGATTGCTATTGGGTTTCTTGTGCCGGGCATCGGCGCCCTAGGCGTGCAGATCCTTGTCGGCGTCGGCGCCTCCCTGGTGCTCGGCGGCGTCGCGCAGCTGCTCACTCCGGTGCCGAAAATGCCGCAAGGCGCAGCGTCCAACACCGACCAGGACCCGCGCAAGTCCTATTCCTTTAGTGGCATCCAGCAAACCAGCCGACAAGGCACACCGGTGCCGTTGGTCTACGGCGAGACGCTGGTCGGCTCGGTGGTGATCTCCGCCGGCATTGATACCGTGCAGGTGGCGGCATGAGCAGGATTGTCGGCTCTGGCGGCGGCGGCGGCGGGTGCTTCCTCGGGCACACGCTGGTCCGGGTGCCTGATGGGCAGCGGCGCATTGATGAGCTGCAGCCCAGCGACCTAGTTCTGAGCTTTGACGATCAAGGCGGGATCCACCCGGCCAAGGTGCTGAAGGTTCACGTCCACGCCGGCGAGCGGGTCAACCGCTACCGCCTCTGGGGTGGCGCGGTGCTGGATGCCACGCCTAATCACTGGGTGCTCAACCAGTTCAATGCGTTCGTTGAAATCGGCACCCTCGGGCCAGATGACTGCCTGGTGGATGAGAACGGCCACCTGCGGCCGATCGTCAGCAGCGAGGAGCTGTGCGTCGGCACGGTCTACAACCTGACCGTCGAGGGGCATCACACCTTCATCGCTGGCGGGATCCGCGTCCACAACGCCGGCCTCGGCCTTGGTCCGATTGCAGGCGCTGGCGGCGGCAAGAAGAAAAGCAAGGGCGGCGGTGGTTCAACGCGCACGCCAACAGAAGCAGCTGACAACCTCAACAGCGCGCAATATGCGCAGGTTCTGGACCTGATTAGCGAAGGCGAGATTGAAGGCCTCAAAGAGGGCGACAAGTCGATCTTCCTCGACAACACGCCGTTGCAAAACGCGAACGGCACTTACAACTTTCAGAACGTCACCGTCTACACGCGCAACGGCACGCAGAACCAGTCCTACATCCCCGGGTCGCCTGGTATTGAGGATGAGAGGCCTGTGGGCGTGCAGGTGCAGCAGGCCACGCCGATTGTGCGCACGATCAATGACGCCAACGTTGACGCGGCGCGGATCACGATCACGGTGCCGCAGCTGCAGCTGTTCACTGACGAAGGCGACATCAACGGCACCGACGTGCGCCTGCAGATCGCCGTGCAGTACGGCGGCGGCGGTTACACCACCGTGATCGATGACACGATCGCTGGCCGCACCGCCGATTCCTATCAGCGCGACTATCTGGTGGGGCTGGCCACCACCCCGGCAGACATCCGCGTGACGCGCGTCACGCCCGACAGTGCCAGCGCCAAGCTAGCCAACGCCTTCAACTGGACCAGCTACACCGAGATCGTCTACGCGAAGCTGCGCTACCCCAACAGCGCGCTGATCGGTTTGCGGGTGGATGCCGAGCAGTTCTCCAGCGTCCCAAGCCGCACCTATCTGATCCGCGGCATCAAGGTGCAGATCCCGTCCAATGCGACGGTTGATCAGGCCAACGGTCGGCTGATCTACAGCGGCATCTGGAATGGCACCTTCGGGGCAGCGCAGTGGTGCTCAGACCCGGCATGGGTACTGTGGGACTTGCTGACATCCAAACGCTACGGCTTTGGCGACCACATTCAGGCAGCGCAGCTCGACAAATGGGCGTTCTACGCCGCCAGCCAGTATGCCGCCGAGCTGGTGCCCAATGGCTTCGGCGGGTTTGAGCCGCGCTTCTCCTGCAACACCAACATCCAGACCGCTGAAGAGGCCTACAAGCTCATCAACGACATGTGCTCAGTGCTCCGG